ACATTCTCACCAGTGCCGTAGTATTTTGATAGGAAGGGTTGCACTAGGCAGTGCCTACCTTTTGATACCACTGTACTTATTGGGTCATCAGTCGTACGACAGTTGTGTCCCTTGCTTGAATGGTTGTCGATCTGTACCACTAATGGTTCAAGCTGAACCAACCCATGTTTCTTACCGCCATGAATTGTAGTGATTGGTTCATCAGAATCCTGTGCAGTGGACTTGATTTGATTGTCACCTGTACCACTAAGCTTCACAAGGAAGTTAGTCTTTACCAATGCGAAGTGTTTACCTCCGGCAGTGATGGTACGCAATGGTTCCTCAATAGACTTGGGTGAATGCTTGCAGTCTTCCTCCGTGTTGCCATTGATCTTGACCAAGAATTCATTTACCTCAGGGCAGAACTTCTCAATCCCTGCGACAATACGCTTGAGTGTATTAGGGGAGAGAGGCTTAGACCTATTGAAGATAGACTTACCCTGATTGTCCCAATCAATAATCTCACGAGCAGGACGCCACTTCTCAGTAAACATATCACCCTGCTTGGAGTGCGTAGGTGTTGGCCAAGCAATCTTACCATCACGCCTAGCCATGACAAACAAGCGTTGTCTGCTCGTGACATCACCATAGTCAGCACAGCATAGCACACGCCATTCGACAGTATAGCCAAGACCCTCAAGGGCAGATACCCAACCTCGGAAGGTAGAACCTTTCTCGAAGTTTGGATCGACATATCCATTCTCATCTAGGGGTGACCATGATGCCCACTCCTTGACATTCTCGACAATGATTGCTTCGGGGCGTAATGCCTCTGCCCACCGCAGTACATGCCAACCACTCGCACGGCTCTGATCCGACTTGACCCTACCACCTGCCGCAGTGCTGAAATGTGTACACTCAGGGGATGCGACAAGCAGGTCAAGTTTACCACCAGGGAATACCTTGCGAGGATCGACATTGTCGAGGTTCTCACAAAGGTGGTGAGCAAATGAATGACTTGCTTCATGCGTTGCTATTGCTACGGGCCAATGATTTACCGCAACCAAATCAGTATCATAACCGAGTTGCTTGCAGGCATCACGAAGACCCGCACTAGTACCGCCAGCACCACAAAATAGGTCAGCGGCTACGATTGTACGTTTAGATATCATAAATCACAGGGTTGTGTTGTTCTTTCTATTCTCTTGATTTTCTCCTTAACTCTCTCAATCTCACCCATGCAGTCATAGGCTACATTGAGTTCCTGATTGTTTATTCGAGCGATGGTTGTCTTGAGGGTTTCATCGACAGTCATTACTGAATTGTCAGTAAATATGATTTGTGCCGGAGCACCTTTTTTAGGGTACTTACTACGCACATCTCTAATATTATCTGGATTGATGAAGTGCTCATGCCCTTCGCAATGGAATTGTATTAGTCTCATTGGTTCTTTGTATCCTCCAAATAGCTAGAGAGAGTGCTTGCTACTACCTCACTGACCTCAGAAAATAGGTCAGAAAATACTTTAACAGCAACACGCCTTGATATTTCCTCCACTTTCTCCTCCGTGATACCGGTGTTCTCCTCCTCAAGAAGCTCGAGCAATAGTTCTTTCTTTGATTTTTGTTTAGGCGTAGATGCTGCCATAGTTAGTTCCTCCTTATGTTTTTTCATGGCATCGACATTCTTCTTGTTAAGCTTGTCGATGATCTTGGGTTGTTTGGTTGTAGGTTCGGGTTGAGTTGCAGGTTCGTCACCTAGTTCCTCAAGTGCTTCCTTGGTAAAAGAAGGGTCATGCTTGAGGTCAGGCGAGTCATCCTTGGGTTCATCCAGTGTGAGGTCATCTAGTGATGATCCACGCTTTGGTTTAGTTTTCTTCTTAGTGGCAGTCCTCTTGCTAGGGCTGAACTTTCCGTCTTTGAACATCTGAGTCCACTCTGCATACAGGGCTGCTTTATCTTCTTCAGATCGTTCCTTGCACCTGAGCATATCGAACTCGTGATTATATCCTAGTGGTTCCAAGCAATCCTTAGCCCACTTCTTCCTGATAGCACCTGCATCACTTGTGGTGAATTCGCTTAGAATATCCTCACGGACACGCTTGAACTCTTGCCATTCCTTACTCTTCGTTGACATCTTTATCCTCCTTATTGTTTGAAATATCGGGAGCGGTATCGTCTAAATACTTCCCGAAGTCGTTTATGATTTCACCGAGTCGATCTACGCTTTTGTTGATATTGTCGGCAATGATAGGAAGGGATGCATCCCGAGCGAGTCTGTCAGTCTCTTCACTTGGATTCATTCCATTCCTCCTTTTTTTTGATATTTATCTCGGTCTCCGCACCGTCTACATCGACAGTGAGAGATACCTTAGTGCCCTTTTCGTAGAGCAATTTTTCCAGATGTTGTGTTGTTAAGATGATAGTCAGGGACTCATCAGCGGGGTGGTGAATCCACATACCTGGTATCCAATATCTCATAACCTGTGGTATCCTTTCTCATCATGCTTTACCCACCTGCCCGTGAAGTATTCACCTAGTGGATTGAGCCATGCTCCATACTTGGGGTCAGTGGCATCCTCCATTAGCGTTACATCTGTATAGGTCGGACGCATATATGCATTGGCTTCCTTATTCTGTTGCTCCTCCTTTGATGAGGCAAAGTACATACCTGCCCACCCACGAGAGCGCATCTTCTCATCGGATGCAGTCTTTAGGATATTGAGATAAAACTCTCCTCTATCGGTTAACCCTGTTAACCTATTGGCAAATCTATTAGCAGTAACCCAAGCAGGGATATATGGATCCGATTGATCAGCTTTGCGGCCATATCTTTTTGTTTCTCCACGGATGCCCACAAGAACTTCCATACGCTTGTACATACGGGTTGGGAAGTTATTAGCACAATGCAGGTCGTTATTTAATTTAGATGCCATCTGAGCAGTAATCGAGGCATACCCAATACGATAGTCACTCATCTAAACCTCCTAGCGTTCTTGGTTTTACTGACGAATACCTGTGAGGCATCCTTCTTTGAATAGACACGCAGAGCAGCCTTGTGCTTGTTCATTGCATCTATTGCTTGTTTATGTGTTGTGTACACGGCTCCCTGCCAAGCAGGTAAAGCCCTTGAACCTTCGGGCTTCCGTAGTACGATGAATATGTCTGGATTTTCAGGCATATATTTCTTCCTCCTTATATTTGAGTATTTGATTTTGAATGCGGTGTTTAAACCACGCATTTCGTGCTCCGTAGTGAGCACTGGTTTTTTTGTAGACAAACCCCTCGTAGAAGAGTTCACCGGAAATTGCATTGAATCTGAGCATCTCTTTCAGTGCGGACAGATGGTCAGGAGAGTGTCCGTGGTCATCATGCTCGTAGAAACGAACACGCTTCGGACGCCAGACCCCGCCTGACTCTCCATCCCAACTATCGCCACCATCCATCCGTAGTTCTCCCTCCTGAAGGTAAGGCTTCATTAAGTTACCCCCATGGAACATTAGAGGAGGCAGGAACCACATAAAGGTCTGTCGATCCGAGAGGTAGCACTCGCTTGAATATCCACCCATGCAGTCATGCACGATGATGGTATCTTTCGGGCAAGCACGCTCAGTTATGCATAAAAGTTCTGCATGAACCATTGAGCAGAAGTCCCAATCAATCATACTTCTTACTTTCTCAATGTTGGCACGGGCACGCTCGGCAATGATAGGACACAATGGTTTACCATGCCTAGTCTCTACCTTATCAGGAGATATACCCACTGCCCATCCATTGTATTTGTACTCAGCAATGAATCTTGGTGGGCATTTGAGTAGGTCTTTTTCACCATGGATATATCCCATGGATTCAGGTCGTGCGTAGTTCATGATCGGTAGGGTGAGATGGTACTTAGACATGTGCCGTAGTTCTTCCTGCGAGTAAGACGCTTCACACGCTTGGACTGCTTAACAGCCTCACGCTCAGTCTTACCTGATGCCACCATGACCCATTCCTCATCCTCGGACATGGTTGCTTCTTCCTGCATCTCACGGACATGAGCAGGGGTGGATAGTATATTCTCAGGTGTAGCTTTCATATCTTTATGATGCCGTAGATGTAGTTGCATTCATATCCGGCAGAATTGATAGCCATGATTGCGTTATCATTGCCCACGAATGAGTAGGGAGTACTGACCTCAATAGTTAGGTCAGAGAATTCACCAATTGCATTCAGTTCTCTGCCACGAAATGATATCTTAAATTTGTTCATGTCGTAATGAGTATAAGTTCAGCACCCATGACCGTGTGCTCTCCACAGCTCTCGCACTTGTATTCTTTTGCGTCTGGTTCACATCCATCCTGTGAGTGACCACAGGCAGTGCAGAATCCTACATTCTCATCATTCGCAACACATGCCATTACTTCTTCTAGGTTTATTACTCCACTCATTTTCCCTCCTCGTATTGGTAGTAGTTTTGTAGACGAATGAACTTTGCCACCTCAACATATAGCTCAGCAGAGAACAGAGGGATTACATCTTCTTCCTCCTTTAGCTTCTTCTCATTGGCAATAAGTTCATCCCCTCTAGCAATTTCTTTCTCAGCAAACTCATTGATTGCTTTAATAATGAATGGACCTACCATTGGATTAGTGAATCTACATATATGGTCAAGGTACTCACCATTGCTCATTACGCGCCTGTACTCCTGCACTCCACCATCATGGTCGGATTTCATTATTGGTTTTGTTTCCACATGGCTTAGCCCTGCGAAACCCTTTAGTTTTATATCGTCTATTGTCATAAAGTTTCCTCCTCTGCTCCGTCCTCATGTACGCATTCCCACTCAACTGTGGCACCAAAGTCTTCACTCATCTTTTTGCGTAGTGCATCCACGATTGGGCGAGGTGCATCCCATGCTGTAAGAAATCGGTAGTGTATTTCAGTATCCGTCTCCTCAGTTATCTCAGCATCACATGCGGGCCATTTGGTTCCCCAGTTCTCGCATGACCATTCGTACCAGTTATTTGTTTTGGTTCTTGGTTTACCTGAATGAATTACATCGTACCCAAGGTTGCCATGTGCCTGAAAGTCATCTGAATGCTCAGGCATAGGTACGAGTTTATTAAAATCGAATACAGTTTTATGTTGCTGGTCGTATCCAGTGAGTGCTTTTATAATGTCAGTACGCACACTTTGACTGCACGAGATAACGACCATG